AAAATAATAGATGGATTAAAATATGCACCTGATCAAAAGTTAATTCCTGGTATTTATCCTGAACATTTTGTTTATTTAAAATCTGCTGGAATATGTGGACAAGCAGATTATGTAGAAATTATAGGAAATAAAATTAATATTACTGATTATAAAACAAATAAAGAAATAAAAAAAAATTCATGGAAAAATTGGGAAGGTATTCCTAAAATGTTAAGTGGACCAGTATCACATATAGAAGATTGTAATTTGAAACATTATAATCTTCAATTAAGTTTATATATGTATATTGTAATAAAACATAATCCAAAGTTAAAACCAGGTAAATTAATATTACAACATGTAATATTTGAAAAAGAAGGAGAAAATGAATATGGATATCCCATTACTAAATATCAAGAAAATGGAGATCCTATTGTAAAAAATGTAAAGAAGTATGAATTACCATACTTAAAAAAAGAAGTAGTTGGTATAATTAAATATTTAAAAACAATATGATAACTAAATTATTTGATATAGAAAATGACAAACTGGTTCCAACAGAACATTGTTATACCATTAAATGGTTAAAAGATATAATGGATGAATATTCAGAAAATGAAGAATATTTGAAAGTATATTCTTATTTATTTTATATGACATGCCCAAATCCAGATACTAATCCATATTTTAATGTTATAGAAACTGATAAAGAAGAATTAATATTAGAAGATATTGATATAGAGTTTTCAACTGAAGATCCATTAATAAGATTAGCATTAGACAAATGTGAGAAGTTATATGAAACACCTACTTCTAGGGCATATATGGGTATTAAAAAAGCTTTAGATAACATAGCAATTTATATGGCAAATACTTCAATTACTGATGGAAGAGATGGAAATATATCTCAAATTAGAGCAGTAGCAAAAGATTTTGATAGTATAAGACAATCTTATAAAGGAGCCTTTAGAGATTTACAAGATGAACAATCATCTCGTGTAAGAGGTGGAAAAGGATTAGCTTATGACCAATAAAGAATTATATAATTATATATTTCATTTCAACCATCATACACAATTATGGTATGCTATTCCAAGAGATAATTATAGAGAATATTGGAATAAATCTTCAGATAAATTTTTAAGATCAGGTGATATTAATACTTTAATGTATAAAGTACGACTTTTAGAAAAAAGTAAAAAAGAATGTTTAGAGAAGAAAATTATCCAATAAAAATACCAACATTTGAAAAAGATCAATGGATTGAAACTGAGTTTGAAACTCAAAATAAATTTATTGATTTTTTGCTATCTATATTTAAAGAACCAGGAGAATGTGAATTTGATGAATATATTCATAAATTTAATGAACAAGCCCAGTATTATAATGAAAAAGGATATTATTGTAAAGCACCTTTTAGAAGTAAAGATTTTAGAAAATATTGGGATGAGCAAAAACATAAATGTAGAATAGGTGTAATATATAAAAACAATAATAAATCTTGGTTTTTATCAAGAGATTATTATATGTGGTTAAATTTTTTACCAATTTTTGATAAAGAAAAAAATATATATGATTTCCCATTAGTATGGGATGTTCAATATTATATGTCTTTATATGAAACATTAGCTGAATTAAATAATAAACATTCTGTAATTCTAAAAAAACGACAAATTGCATCTTCATATTATCATTGTGCAAAACTTATAAATCAATATTGGTTTGAAGAAGGAGCTAAATTAAAAATGGGAGCATCATTAAAGGATTATATAAATGAAAAAGGATCATGGAAAATGATTCAAGAATATTCAGATTTTCTTAATGAGCATACTGCATGGGTTAGAGCACATAATCCTCAAAAAGTTTTAGATTGGGAACAAAAAATTCAAGTTACAATTAATGGTAGAGACATTAGTAAAGGATTAAAAAGTACTATATCAGGAATGTCTTTTGAAAAAAATGCAACAACTGGTGTTGGTGGTCCATGTAGATACTTTTTTCATGAAGAAGGTGGTATTGCTTCAAAAGCAGATAAAACTTATGAATATATGAGACCTGCATTACATTCAGGGATGATAACAACAGGTATGTTTATTATTGCAGGTTCTGTAGGTGATTTAGATCAGTGTGAACCTTTAAGAGAGTTTGTTATGTATCCTGAAGAAAATGATTTTTATTCAGTTGAAACAAATCTTTTAGATGATAAAGGGACAATAGGAAAGCATGGTTTATTTTTACCAGAACAATGGTCAATGCCTCCTCATATAGATAAATATGGAAATTCTTTAGTTGAAGAAGCAGTAATTGCCATTGATAGACAAAGAGTGGAATGGAAAGAAAATTTAGCTCCAGATAAATATCAATTACGTATATCACAAAAACCAAAAAATATTGCAGAAGCATTTGCTTTTAGAAAAGCTTCAATTTTTCCTATTTATTTACTCAATGCTCAAATGAGAAGAATTGAAGAAAAAGAATATCCTTATGAATATATAGATTTATATAGAGATGATGATGGTAAAATAAAAAGTGAAAGTGCAAAATTTTCACCAATAATGGATTTTCCAATAAATAAGAAAACAAAAAATAAAGAAGGATGTGTGATTCAATATGAACCACCTATGAAAAATCCTGAATGGGGAACTTATTATGCTTCTATTGATCCTGTGGGTGAAGGTAAGACTACAACATCAGAATCATTATGTTCTATTATTGTTTATAAAAATCCATTAGAAATAACAAGACAAAATGAAAACGGAGATGCTGAAGTTATAATAGAAAGGGATGGTATAGTAGCTACATGGTGTGGAAGATTTGATGATATTAATAAAACACATGAAAGACTTTTATTAATTATTGAATATTATAATGCTTGGACTTTAGTTGAAAATAATATTTCTTTATTTATTCAATATATGATTTCTAAAAGAAAACAAAAATATTTAATTCCAAAAAGTCAAGTATTATTTTTAAAAGATTTAGGTTCTAATAAAGCTGTTTATTCAGATTATGGGTGGAAAAATACGGGAACATTATTTAAATCTCATCTTATAAGTTATGCTATTGAATATTTAAAAGAAGAAATTGATCATGAATATGATGAATCAGGAAATGTAATTAATACTATATTTGGTGTTGAAAGAGTTCCTGATATAATGTTAGTAAAAGAAATGTCTGCATATTATGAGGGCTTAAATGTTGACCGTTTAGTAAGTTTTGCTGCATTGATTGCTTTTGCTAGAGTTCAACAATCAAATAGAGGATATAAAAAAAGAAAAGAAGATGATAATAATAAAAACTTGGAAAACTCACAAAATTTGTTTAAATTAAACAGTAGTCCCTTTCGTAATATTGGAACTAAAAATACTAAACAGAGTAAATTTAAAAAATCAAGAAATCCATATAAAAATCTTCGTTAATAAATAAGATATGCAAGTATTAAATGCTTTAGATTTAAAAAAAGGCAAAAAAGCTGATTATAATAAAATGGGTACAATCACTCAACCTATTCAATTTTTATCACTAAAAGATAAAGATGAAGAATGGGTTTCTTGGAATATGGATTGGTTTGAGTGGCAAGGTGTTCAACAATTAAAAAGAAATTCAAGAAGATTACTTAAAAATTATAAATTAGCTAATGGTATAATTGATAAAACAGATTATGTTGTAGAAGAAGATAATGAATATACAGATATCATAAATACATTGATGGATGATGAATCAAGTGCACTTGAATTAAAATTTTATCCTATTATTCCTAATGTTATTAATACACTAGTTGCAGAATTTGCTAAAAGAAATACTAAAGTTACATTTAAGGCAGTAGATGATACATCCTATAATGAGATGATGGAATATAGGAGATCTATGGTTGAAGAACATTTAGTAGGAAAAGCTCAACAAGAAATGCTTGCATCAATGATGGAACAAGGTGACCCTTCAGATCCTGAATTTCAAAAGCAGATGCAAGAACAAATGTCTGAAGACAATATTAAAACTCTTCCCCAAATTCAGGAATTTTTTGCAAAAGAATATGTAAGTGTTATTGAAGAATGGGCTCAACATCAACAAGAAGCAGACGCTGGAAGATTTAATATGGAAGAACTTGAAGAAAGAGGTTTTAGAGACATGTTAATTTCAGATAGAGAATTTTGGCATTTTCATATGATGGAAGATGATTATAATATTGAAATATGGAATCCTGTTTTAACTTTTTACCATAAAGCTCCCGATGTACGATATATTTCTGAAGGTAATTGGGTTGGTAAAATTGATATGATGACTGTATCTGATGTGATTGATAAATTTGGATGGGTGATGACAGGTGATCAACTTAAAACATTAGAAGCTATTTATCCTGTTAAATCTGCTGGTTATACTATTCAAGGTCAACAAAATGATGGTTCTTTTTATGATCCTACAAAATCTCATGCATGGAATACAGATCTTCCTTCATTGGCCTATAGACAGTTTACATCAATGAGAGAAAACAATGGTTTAACACAAGGATCAGATATTATTAATTGGATATTAGGTGAAAGTGAAGATTATCTTGATTGGGGAGCAAGAGATTTATTACGTGTTTCAACAATTTATTGGAAAACACAAAGAAAAGTTGGTCATTTAACAAAAATAAGTGATAGTGGTGAAATAACTGAAGAAATAATAACTGAAGAATATGAAATAACAGATAAACCAATTTATAATAATAAATTATTTAAAAATAAAAATAAAGAAAATTTAGTGTATGGAGAACATATTGATTGGTTGTGGATAAATCAAGTATGGGGAGGAATTAAAATAGGTCCTAATTATACAAGCATGTATGGCATGAGTGATCCTGGTGGTGTAAATCCAATGTATATTGGAATAAATCAAAATAACATTGGACCTTTAAAATTTCAATTTAAAGGAGATACAACTTTATATGGTTGCAAATTACCTGTTGAAGGAAGAATTTTTAGTGATAGAAACTCTAAATCAGTTTCATGTGTTGACTTAATGAAACCCTGGCAAATAGGATATAATTTAGTTAACAATCAAATTGCAGATATTTTAGTTGATGAATTAGGTACAGTAGTTATGTTTGATCAGAATGCATTACCTAAGCATTCATTAGGAGAAGATTGGGGTAAAAATAATCTTGCAAAAGCTTATGTAGCTATGAAAGACTTTGGAATGCTTCCTCTTGATAGTACTATAACAAATACAGAAACTGCATTAGGATATCAACATTTTCAACAATTAGATTTATCTCAAACTCAAAGGTTAATGTCTAGGGTTAACTTGGCAAATTATTTTAAACAACAAGCATATGAGAATATTGGTGTTGGACCACAACGAATGGGAGCAGCAATAGAACAACAAACTGCAGAAGGTGTCAGAGTTGAACAATCTAATTCATATGCACAAACTGAAAAATATTTTATAAATCATTGTGATCATTTAATGCCAAAAGTTCATCAAATGAGAACAGATTTAGCTCAGTATTATGCGTCTACTAAACCTTCATTAAGATTACAATATATGACATCTAATGAAGAACAAATGAATTTTGAAATTCATGGTACAGATTTATTAACTAGAGATTTAAATGTTTATGCAACTACTAATGCAAATAATAGAGCTGTATTAGAACATTTAAGACAATTAGCTATGTCAAATAATACTACAGGTGCTTCTATATTTGATCTTGGTAATATTATTGCAGCAGATTCAGTTCCTGAAATAAAAACAATAATGAAAACTGCTGAACAAAAAATCCAACAACAGCAACAACAAGAACAACAACATCAACAGCAAATGCAAGAACAACAAATTCAAGCTCAACAACAAGATAAACAATCAGAAAGAGACTTTACTTCACAAGAATCTGAAAAACAAAGAAGAAAAGATATTCTTGTTGCAGAAATAAGAGCTGCAGGTTATGGTTCAATGATGGACATTGATGAAAACAAGCAATCTGATTTCCAAGATGAAATGAAAAATATACGTGAAACTGACAGATATCAAGATCAAGCAAATTTAAATAGAGAAAAAGAACAAAATAAAAATATTCAATCTAGAGAGAAAGCAACCATAGAGAGAGAAAAAATGCAAAACGATCAACAGATAGCTAATACACAATTAGAAATTGCAAGAGAGAATAAGAATCAATATGATTTCAAAAAAGATAAAAAAGAAAAGGATTCTAAAAAGAAAAAATGATTATAGCTATATACTAAGATTTTTTTAAACTTTTATTATTTATTACCAATTATTTTAATTATATTATTATATAAACATTTATTAAACCAACTTAAAAATGAGCGATACAAATACAAATACTACAATTGAACAAAAGCAAATTAGTTCAGATGAACTAGAAAATTTACTTGGTATGCCTGGCGCAGATAGTGTTCTTACACCAGCTGAAGAAGAAAAACCATCTTTTTTTACTAAAGAAACTGTTGACATGTCTTTCTTAAATGAAGAGTCTACAGAAACTGTTGAAACTACAGAAGTAGAAAGTGAAGAATCAACTGCTAATTTAAATGAAGATGTTCCACAAGATGAAGCTAATAACTCAGAAAATATTGATGAATTAGTAAAACAAGTAGATGATGTTATTAATGAAGATTCTGAATCAAATGTGGGCAGACCAAAATTAGATAAACAAGGGATGGCTCAATTAACTCAAGAACTTATTAAAGAAGGTTTAGTTGTTCCATTTGAAGGAGAGGAAGCTTTTGATAATTATACTTTAAATGATTATAAAGATTTGATAAAAGCAAATTTTGATAATAAACAAAGTGAGTATAGTAAATCATTACCTCATGCATTTAAAAATAATTTGCCACCTGAATTACAATATGCTGCTGATTATGTATTTAATGGTGGAGATGATTTGAAAGGCTTATTTAAATATTTAGCTAAAGCAGAAGAAGTAAAAGAATATACTATGGACTCAGAAAAGGGTCAAACTTCAATTGCAAGAGAATATTTAAGAGCTACAAATTTTGGAAATGACGAAGATATTCAAGAACAAATTGAAGAATGGGTTGATTTAGGAAAACTAGAAGTTAAAGCTGGTAAGTTTAAACCTAAGTTAGATAAAATGCAAGAACAAATTGTTCAAAGACAAGTAAATCAACAAAAAGAAAAACAAACACAACAAGAAGAACAATCATATCATTATATGAATAATGTATATGAAACATTAAAAAATGGAAAATTAGGTGATATAAAACTTAATAATAAAATACAAAATCTTTTATATGAAGGATTAGTTCAACCTAATTATCCTTCTATTTCTGGAAAACCAACTAACTTATTTGGTCACTTGATAGAAAAATATCAATTTGTAGAACCAAGACATGATTTAATTGCTGAAGCATTATGGTTATTAGCTGATCCAAAAGGTTATAAGAATAATATAAAACAATCTGCAAACAATGAACATGTTTCTGAAACAGTAAAAAAACTTAAAACTGAGCAATCTAGCAGAACTTCTTCAACTTATGCTGAACCAAAAGATAATGTTCCTAATAGAACTACAAAAACAATTAAAAAACCATCAAAAGACTTTTTTAAAAGATAAAATAAACAATAAACAATAAATAATAAATAATAATTAAAATTTAAATTATGGCAACTCCAGTATTAAACAATGGAATTTTTCTAAGAGATACGCAATATAATGCGTCATCTCATTTAGACTCTTACCATCTAGTGAACATGTTGAAGGATGCAGAACCCATGGATCTTGGGCCAGTAGACATATGGGCTATGGCACAGAAAGTGGAAATGCCTCTTTATCAAATGTCTTCATTCGGTGGAAAGAATGTGATTATGGTAGACAATGCTCGTGGAGAGTATAAATGGCAAACGCCAGTGTCTCAAGACTTACCTTATATAGTTTGTAATGTAGAAGATGAAGAGGCCACGCCCAACTTAGGTGTAGATGGTAGCACTTTCAAAATCAAACTTAATAAACGTGAATTTGGTCATGGTGATATCATTACTTATGATAAGTATAATGGTACTGAACTTTATATCACTGCTGATGATATTTTACCAATTGGTGATGGATTTATTTACACAGTTCAACTTGTAAATAATGATTCACAAAAGTTTTTTGACTATAGATTTTTAGAAGCAGGAACTAAGTACTTTAGGAAAGGTTCTGCTAGAGGAGAATATGGTGAAAGATTTTCAGATATCATAACAGGTGCAGGATTCAGAGAATTCTATAACTATGTAGGTGGTGCTGAAGCTCACGTTCATTATTCAATATCTTCTAGAGCTGATATGATGATCAAAGGTGGAATGAATGCAGATGGTACTGTTCCAGTAACAGAGATTTGGAGAAATTTTGATCAGAATGCAAACAATCCTTCTGTTTCTTCTCTTGAGGAAATGGTTCAGACAATGGGTAAATCGTATGTTAAAAGTGCAATGGAAAATGGTTCTTTAAGTAGAACATTCTTAACTAACCTGGAAGCTGCTCATTTGAGTAAAATTGCTTCTGACATGGAAACTTACTTAATGTGGGGTCATGGTGGTAGAGTTAGACAAGATGGTCCAGATGATCTCAGATTATCTGTTGGTCTTTGGAAACAACTTGACAACTCATTTAAGAAAGTTTATAACAAATCAGGATTTACTCTTGACTTATTTAAAGCTGAACTTTACAACTTTTATCAAGGACGTGTTGAACTTAATGGACCAGATCCACAAAGACAACTTATTGTTCAAACAGGTATAGGTGGTATGAAAATGGTTAATGAAGCAATCAAACGTGAAGCAGTTGGTTCAGGTCTTGTTATCAATGCATCTGATGTTGGTGCAATTACTGGTAAAGGTATGGATCTTAACTTTGGTTTTGCATATACTTCATATGTAATACCATTCTTAGCTAATGTTAAGTTTGTACTTAATCCAGCATTTGATAACTTACATACTAATAATGTTGAAAATCCAATTATTGATGGTCATCCACTTAGCTCTTATAGCTTTGTTATCTTTGACATCACTGATACAGGAAATGATAACATTTTCTTATTGAAGTTAGATTGGGATAATCAACTTAAATGGTGGTATCAAAATGGAACAATGGATTATATGGGTAAATCACAAGGATTCACTTCATCTGGTCAATTTAATGGTTATCGTGTCTATATGTCACAAACAATGCCAGCCATTTGGGTAAAAGATCCAACCAAGGTTCTAAAGATTGTAATGAGAAATCCAGTTACTGGAGGATCATTCTAAGATAGATTAATAACTTTGTAATAAAAGGGGAGGGCAAATCCTCTCCTTTTTTTATATAAAAAATAAATAAAATGGCACTAAGTAAAATTTATGCAAAAAGTCCAGATCCTGCATTAGAACAAATAGCAAGAAGGCAAGAATATGGTCAAGCACAATTAGCACGTATTGCACATGTTAATGAAGTTATAGAACATCTTACATTAACAGCACATGATGATAATGCTGCAGCAGTTGCTGCTGGATTAGCAGTAGGAGATTTATATATAACTACTGGAGCTGGAGTTGCACCTTTAAATGCTGCAGGTATAGTAATGCAAGTAGTATAATAATTAATAACCAATAAAACCAAATAAAATGAGTGAATTTACAAAAGTAGAAGTAAGAACATTAAATACTTCTAAGAAAGTTTCAATTAAACCATATTTTGATTCAGCAATGGAAAATATGGGATTAGAAAATTATGGAATGGCACTATATGATGGTGTATATCATGAAGAACAATTAGCATGTCTAGAATTAAATGGAATTAAAAGATATGTTACTGGTTTAAATGAATTTGCACCTGATGTAAAGTTAATTGGAAATCTAGAACAAAAAGAAGCTAAAATAAAACAAATAAGAATTATTGTAGCAGAATTAGAAAGAGATTTAGCAGCAAATGTTATTGATATTGATGATGAGAAATTTTGGGATAAAGTAACTTTACTAAAACCAAATAATGATAAATTTTGGGGACAAATTACTTTAAGAGCAGGAAATGATATTACATTTTTAGATCCAGAAACTAACCCTTATGATTTAATAAAATTATGTGCTATTGAAGCAGGTGGTTTTTCATTAATTGCAAATAGTTTAGAAGTAGCACAGTCCAGTCCTATACCTCCTAAATTTTATTTAGATAGGTATGAAGAAACTGTTTCTACTAAAAATGAATCTAAAAAACTTAGAAATAAAGCTCTTTCTAAATTACAAGAAATGTATGATAAGAATAGTAAAAAATTATTATATGTTACTAAAGTAATTGTACCAGGAAGTCCAGAATATATTAATTCAACACCTAATGATGTTTTATATGAAGTAATGGATGATTATATTAATGGAGCAAGTTTTGAAAAAGATAAAAAACGTTCAGCTGAAGCTTTTGTAAATACTACAAAAATGTCAATGGAAGACTTAAAACTTAAATCATTAATCAAGGATGCAACTTTTTATAAACATATTGCTCCTAAATCTGATGGATTTATATATCATTTATCAACTGGAACAATGCTTGGTAGAAATACTAGTGATGTTTTAGAATATTTAAAGAGTCCTTTAAATGAAGAAATCTTAATTAAAATATTGGAACCAGTTGAAAAACTATGGAAGAAATAAAGGAAGAAAAAGTAAAATGTAAATGTGGTAAATCACAAGATTCAGATGGATATTGTGATGGTTCACATGCAGCACAAAAAGCTGAAGCATGAATGGAGATGTAAGAAATAATAATATTATTAAGTATTTTCAAAAGGGAGGGCCTAAAGAAGATAAAGAATATGGACCTAAAAAAATACGTAATAAAGATAAAGTCTATAAACGAGGAGAATTTAGAAAAGGTAAAACAAAAGAAGACTGGATAAGATCTGGTGGTAGAAGACAAAATACTTTAATAAATGTTTATAAAGCAGGTGTTATTGGAGCAAGTCTTCGTGCTTTAAAAAAAGGTCTTATAGATAAAATTTAAAAAAAATAAAATTATGAAAAAAGTAGAACCACAAGTGATAACAGGATTTGGAACAGGTCCCAATTATACAGCAGGAGAAACACCTTGGTTTAAAAAAGGAGGCTGTATAAAAATGAAAAGGTTAAAAATGAAAAAAGGTGGTTCTAAAAAAGGATATCAAAATGGACCAGCAGGCTTTGGATATTAATATTTAAAAAATAAAGTCATGAGAAAAATAGTTAGAAAAAGTAAAGGTGGTACAACTAATATAAAAAGCTATCAAGAAGGTGGATATCCTGATACTGGAGGATCTGATCCTTATAATCCTTTGGATAATCCACCAGACTTTAGTCCTGTTGAAGAAAGAAGTAATAAAGCAAATAGAATAGCAAAAAAAATGGCTACACCAGGTGTAAAGATTAAAAAATTTGGGAGGCTACTAAAAAGATATAATAAAGCAACAGGTCAATAAATAATATTTAAAAAATAAAATCATGGCAAAAAAATTAAAAAAATATCAATCAGCAGGTCCTGTATCTCCTATAGTGAATAAAGATATAAGAAATAATGAATTATTAGCATATTTTAATTCTCTTGAAAGAAGTGATCCTGGACCTATGGGAGATGGACCACCTTCTTCTGTTAAACCAGTTGTTACAGGAAATACAAAAATATCAGAATTTAAAGGAGATGGAGTTAAAGCATATACCTTTAAAGATGGTGGTTGGTTTGATGGATTAGGTAAAAGTAAATGGAAACCTAAAAAAGATAAAAAACCTAAAAAATCTAAACCAAATAGAAAAACAGGACTTTATTAATATTTAAAAATTAAAATTATGGCAGGTAAATGGGATAAATCAAGCAGAGACTTGAGTGGATATATAGCAAAATGCATGGGTTATGCAAAAGATAGAATTATGAGGCAAACTCCTAAAAGTTCTAGAGATGTATCTGGTATTGCAGAAGCAGAAATTAAAAATAAAGGTTTATTATCACAACAACCTTCATCAAGTAGAACTGTTTCAGGAATGCCTGACAAGTTAAAATAATTAATCAATGAATAATTCAACAATTGTTCTTAAAGTACAACAAAGACTTAATAAGTTAGCTAGTTCTGATTATGATAACATAGAATGTTGGCAAGTTGTTGAAGCCTTCAATAAAGCTTTAATTGAGTGGCCACGTAGACAAATACGTGGTAGCAATATATTTAAAGATGGAGATGAAGGTTCAGTAAGAAGAATTGATGATCTTCAAATATTATTAGAAGAAGAAAAATTACCTTTAATAGATAGACAGTTATTTTATGAGTCAGCAAATGATCTTCCAGATAATTATTTAGAATATAAAAGAATTGATTGTTATGCCACACAAGAATGTTGTGAAGATCCAAGGCAAATGATTGTTTATTTAGCTGAAGAAGATAATAGAGCTCAACTTTTAAGAGATGAGCTAAAAAAACCAAGTTTTGAATGGGGAGAAACTTTTTCAACTTTAATAAGTAATAAAGCAAGAGTTTTTACTAATGATGAGTTTAAATTAGAAAAGGCTACATTGACTTATTATAGAAAACCTATTCAAATTCAAATTGAAGGATGCAGTGATCCTTATACTTTGGTTATAAGCGCAGTTGATGTAGAATGTGAGTTTAAAGATGACATTGTAGAGCTTATAATTGATGAGACAGTTGCTATACTTGCAGGTGATATTGAATATGGAACTCAAATGCAACGAGGAACTGAAGCTGCAGAAAGAAGTAATTAATTATTTTGCAGTTAAGAAAAAAATTACTATATTATAGTATATATTTATAAACTTTAAAAATTAGAAAAAATGGCTTATTTTAATCATGCGTTTCAAAAAACGTTTTTATCACTTGGCACATCACCAGATGGAGCAACTGATGGTATCTTATCTTCAGCATTACTTGCTGCTGATGGACCAGGTGTAACTGCAGTAATTAATCCAACAACATATCAAACAGATTATGGTTTACTTGCTGCTGGGTCAAATATTATGTTAGCAATGACATCAGTTTTATCTCAAGATAAAATTGGACCTTTTCATGGTGGATATCAAACCACTTCCAAATCAAAAATG